AGGACTCCGTTTGCGATGATCGCGTTGCTGGTGTTACTCGCGTTTGTTGGGATCATTTTTTTTGTGTTCAGGCTTGTGTTGACGCCTGTGATGAAGTCTTCCCAGTCTTCATCTGTCAGTCTGTTAGGTACGTTGAAGTACCAGGTCTCGAACCAGAGATCGTCCTGCAGTGGTGCTATTGGCGTAGCCAGGCGTAGGTTGACTGATTCTTTGTGCTCCCAGACGTCTCCTGGGAGGATTGGTTCGCAGAATATGGGTATGAGTAGGCTGGCGTTGAATGACATTTTTCTCGTCTGGCGTATGGGGAATACGCTTCGCGGTATGTCTTGTCTTGGGATTGAGCTGAAGTCGTGCGTTTGTGCGGTTCTATTTCGGTTCACTTGTATATCTCCTAGATTGATTTCTTACTCTGTTTAGCTCGTGCGCGTGCGTTTAACGCGCGTGCGTGGCTGTCTTTGTTCGATTGTGGTTTTGCTTCAGCTTTTCTTTTCTCCTTTATTTTTTCTAACTGTTGTTCGTTCTTCTTCCGTGCTCGCCAGGCGATTCCGCCAGGTGTTACGGTGAAGTCGGGATCTGAGCTTTTGTGCCATTTATCGTAGGCTTTTGGGGGTTTCTGTCTTTTGCCTTGGATCACGACGTAGTCGTGATCGAAAACCCCTTTGCCAAACTTCTTGAACCATTCCTTGGCTATGTTGCGTGACATGAACGATCGTGGTTGTTCGATCGGGATGAGTTCTCCTGTTTCTTTGTCTACGCGGACGTATTTCTGCTTGCTGGTCAGCTTTTTGACGATGTAGCTCGCTGTATAGCTTGCTGTTTGGTAGTTGAGCGCTCCGACGCTGACGTGTCCCAGGCCCCAGGCTTGGATGAGTTCGTCGTTGGTCCACAGTAGTGTTGGCGCGCGCCGGAGTATTGTGCGGTTTGTGGTGAATGCGTATCCGAAGACGCACGCGTGGTAGTGCGCTCTGAGGCTTTTGTCTCCGTATTCACCTACTGCGTAGTAGCGCAGTCGGATTTTGTATTTCTTCCAGAGCAGCTTTCGGATGCGTTTCCAGAATTTCTGGAGGTCTTCGTAGTTTAGGCTTCCGTATGGCGGAAGGTGTTTGTCGTCGATGGTGAGCGTGATGAAGCAGCTGTCCTGGTGCATGCTGGCTTCGTGGGTGATTCTTACTGCCCATTCTCGGGCTTGTTCTTCTCTGCAGAGTTCGCAGGTCCCGCATGGGACTTGTATTGGGTTGTATGCTCTCCCGTCGTTTGGTGGTGAGAAACGAAGCGGCCCGCCGTTGGCGGGCCGGAATGCGGGTGTTGGTTTGACGCAGGGCATTTAGAGCCGGCGTCCCCCTCGAGGGATCTTTCGAGGCGTGTTGATTGCACGGTGCTTTTTGCTCGTGCGGTTGTGTTTGCGGCTGTGCTTCTTTGCGCTGATGTTGCGTCGCATTTCGGGATCTCCTTCATAGAAACGGGGACTTGTCGAGTCCCCGTTGTACCACCCCTCGGGGGTGGGTTGTACCATCTGCTACTAGATCTAGATGGTACTGATGACACCGCTTGCCGTGTCATCTATTGCCGTGGTCAGCCTTTTCGAGTTCTGCCACGGCTTCTGCCAGTTGGCTTTCCAGCCGCCTTGCGGCTGAGATTTTTGCTGTGCGCTGTGCCCTGAATAGGGCCAGTTCGGGCTTTGGGAGCGTTTCCAGCTGAGTTCGGCGTAGCTGGGCTAACGTGAGGCGCTCCCGTAGGTGTTCCAGCTCCTGGGCTTCCTTGCGGCCGAATATCTGCTCGAATGAGGCTTCTCGCTTCGACGACGAATTCTTGTTTTGGGAAGACTTCCCCGTCTTCATTGATTTCTCCGAGGCTCCAGATTTCGAAGTGGTGTGGTGCTTGTGCGATGGCACTGCGTTCTCCGTCTTTGTTGATGACGTTGGACATTGAGGTTTTCACCTCGTTGTCTCCGGGTGCGATGAAGGGCTGCAGGTAGCAGCCCAGCATCCGGTCTTTGACTACGTAGATCTTCATTTCCCTGGTTCAGGTGGCGGCACGGGTTGTGCCGGCCGGAGTATGTGCTCCATCTGTGCTTCGGTCAACGCAAGTACGCTGCTGTCTGGCAGCGATTGCAGGTGTGCGGGCAGTTTGCTTCTGCGTTCCTTTGCTGTTGCGTAGTTGTTGATTCGTTTCTGTAGGTCGCGAGGATCGCTGTTAGCGATCTCGCTTGTGCTCATGCCTTTGAGCGCTTCTGGCAGTTCACGTCGGATTTGTTCCTGCTCGCGGTTGAGATCCAGGAACTCCCGTAGGCCGTCGGGTAACGCAGCGAAGTCTGCGTAGATGGGTTCTGTTGTCGGGCCCGGCATTTGTCCGGTTTTCATGGCCATGTCGACGATCACGTTGATGTCGGTTCCGTCGCGTTGCGACTGGTCGGTTTTGGTGGGCTCGTAGTTTTCGGTACGGGCCAGCAGTCGGTTGATTTGGTATCGCATGTCATTTTCCTCCAAGGATGAATTTGAGCCACTGTCCGATGGACATTGTTGCTTTGAGTGCGGGTGATGCTTCGCCCATGTCGTCGAACCATTTCGCCATGGCGCGTGCTTCTGGGATGTTGAGTTGCATGAGCACGTTTTTGAGTTCTGCTGCTGTCACTTCCTTTTCGCGGATTCGAGCTGCGGCGTTGGCACTGTTGATGGATGCTCCAGATGTAGCCTCGAGGATTTTCTCTTCTACGCGTTTCATACGTGCGCTGGTGATGGCTTCGTCCGATTGTGCTCGAGCTTTCTCGGATTCAGCTCGGAGTCTCGCGGCGTCGGCGTCGGCCAGGCCTGTGTCTGGGTATTGGGTTCCGACGCCTCCGTATTTGTGTGCGGTTTGCCAGTTCAGCATGGCTTGCTCTGTGGTTTTCTCCTCTGTGAAAGCGGTGTTCGCTTTGACGTTTGCGAGTTGGGCTTGGTTTTGTGCTGTAGATATTGCGGCCGCTGCTGCGTCGCCCAGGACGTTTTTGTTTGGGATCTGGGCGACGGCGCCAGCTGGAGTGCTTGCACCGCCCTGGCTATAAGCCAGCATTGGATTGAGTCCAGCTTGCAGCATGTCAGCAGTGGCTCTTTGGTATGACGTGTTTGACATGCGTTCTTCCCAGTCGCGTTGGGCTTTAGCTGCTTTTTTTGCACTGTGGTTTCCTAGGATTCCGCCGAGGATGTTTGCCCCGGCGGAGATGATGGGTCCGAGTAGTGGTAGTGCCATTAGAACCTCTTGAGGCCAGGCACGCTGTAAGCGGGCATGAGCCTGGCTACTCGGCTGTTATGTGTGATGTCTGCGATGATTTGCGCGCTCCATTGCGCGCTTGGTGCTGTCGCGAGTGAGCGAGCGAGCGTTTCCTGTGTTTTGTCTGTGATGAACGTTCCGTTCAGTGCGGGTTCTGCTCCGAATTCTTCGGACAGGTGCCACCAGTCCATGGGCTGTGTGTAGGTGCTTCGCAGCTGGCCGGTGATTTCGTTCGGCGAGACTCTGTACTGCCACCATGCTTCCTGGTATCCCCAGGTGGTATTTGCCGGTGTGTCGTTGGCTGGTTGGTAGATCTCCTGGGTGTCGATAGCTTGTTCGCCGATGTTGGCCAGGATGGGGTCGTAGAAGTCCAACCTGGTGAATTGTTTCCAGTGATTGCGTGTGCCCTGTTGGTAGGTCGGTGTGCTTCGGACGGCTCCAAGTCCGATGATGTATCCATGTTCGGTTGATGCGTAGCGGAATGTTCCGCGGCTGCTCGAGGCGTGCATTTCTGCGCCGAGATTTCCCAGAGCTGATGCTTCGTCCAGGTCTGGTTCTGCGTTGTATGCGGCTGTTTGTGATACCGGGTTGATGATGACCGGTATTTTGGATCCTCCGATGTATTCTGGGTTTTGGAGTCGGTAATCGGGTGATTGCACTCCCCAGTGTGACATGAGGTTTTCGACGTATCGGCTTCCGCCTCGAGCGTCGAGCTCGAGCATTTGTTGTGTGACCAGGGCGAGCCGTAGTGCGTTGATGGTGATTGCGTTTGCGCCGCTGAGCTGTGCTTCCAGTTCTGGGTCTGCCCAGAGTGCGTCTCCGCTGCCGGTTGCTGCTGCGCTCCATTGCACGTTTGTTTGTGTGTTGAGGTATCTCAGTGGGCTGACATCGATGCCCACTGCTCTTTGGAATTGCGGAACTCCTGTTCCGACTACGGGTGCTGTGCCAGTTATTGGCAGGTTGACTGCTACTCCTTTTTGCGGCCAGGGAAGGGATGCGGTGAACGGGTCATGGACCTTGTTCACGCGTAGTGGCATTTGATCCCACGCTGCGCCGTTGGTGTATTCGGCGGTCAGGATGACCGGGTCGGTCTTGTCCCAGGTCCATTCGTTTTGAAGGTTCTGGTCTCGGAACCATTTGTTGTAGATCTCGAAGTAGGCGTCGATCGGCATCCGGTTGAGTGTGATGGCCGGAGCGTATACCTGGGGAAGGAGTCCGAAGTGGTCGAGGACTCCGTTTGCGATGATCGCGTTGCTGGTGTTACTCGCGTTTGTTGGGATCATTTTTTTTGTGTTCAGGCTTGTGTTGACGCCTGTGATGAAGTCTTCCCAGTCTTCATCTGTCAGTC